GCACCAGGCCCAGGCCGAGGACGGCGGCCCCGAGGCTGGCGAATAGCCAGCCCCGCCACTCCAGAACACCGAAGGGAAACCGCACCATGCAGAACGTCCAGCAGCAGATTGAGGACTTCCACGCCGACCGCCAAGGCCAGGTCGAAGCTACGGCGCTCGACCAGGAGATCGCCGACAGCCGGTGCCTGCTGTCCAGCGAGGCCGTGCTCGCACATGAAGACCGCCAGCGCGGCCACCAGGCCGAGCAGGGCGGGCCGGAGGCTGGCGAATGAGGCTGTTCGGCCGCGGCCGCGAAGAAGCGCGCGAGACCGAGCGCCAGGAACGGGAGCAGGAAGCCCAGCGGTGGCTTGATGAGCACAATGCCGAAAAGCAAGCGCGGGCCAGCCAACCGCAGACCGGAGGCATCACCCACACCGGCGCCGAGGACATCAGCATCAGCGGCCAGGCCTTCGGGCACGGCACCGAAGTCCGCAACGTGGCCGCGGGCGAGGCGGGCGGGCATGGTGGCCGCGGCCGCGGCGACGCGGGCGACCGCCAGCCCAGCGCCGATAATCACCAGGGCCCGCTGATAGTGAACACCGGCGGCGGCCAGATCAACGTGCAGAAGAGCGCGGTTGGCCACAACGTTCACTTGATCAACTACGGCGACCGGGAGACCACCGCCGAACAGGCACCGCAGCAGGCCGACCGCGGGTTAGAGGCAGGACAGTGACTCAGCAGCACGCAGATTGCGGCGTCATCAAGGACCTGCCCACCGGCTGGCGCGGCATCCTCCACGACCTCGGCCGGAACTTCGGCCTCGTCCAGCCCACCCCCGGCGAACGGGCCGCCGAAGCCCGGCAGGGAACATACTGCGTCGGCTTCCAGCGCGAACGGGAAGCCGATAACAGCAAGGAGGCGGGATCATGAGCCAGGACGGAGACCGCGGCCGTAGCTACGAAGCCGCGGTGGAGCGAGCCGCCCACTGCGAAGATCGGCCAGTGATGCGGCTCCCCAACGGCCAGGGCATCGTTTCGTTCCTGGGCGACAGGTTCGCCGAGGGTGAGGCCCGGGAAGCCCGGGTCAGGGAGGCCGAAGCCCGGCAAGAAGAGGCGCAACGGGGCACATCACCCGAAGCAGGCGACTGACGACCAGCAGCAGCCAATGAGGGGTGCGCGGCCGACCATCCACCGGCAGACCACGCACCCGTCTAAGGCCCCGGCCAGAGCCCGGTATATCACCATGAGATATCGCGGTGAGATTGACCGCAGCAAGATGTGCCGAAGGGGCCCCTTGCCGGGATGCCGCTGCTTGCTGGCGGCGGCCCACCGCGGTGACCGAAACCTGGCTTTCCGGGGTTACGGCGCACTGCTCGCCGCTGATAACGGTTCGCCCGCGCATTGATGCATGTCAGAGCCGGGTTCGGTTGGCCGCTAAGTCTCTTTATGTCAAGCTGGCCGCTAGCAGGCTGCTAGCTCCGGCAAGCAGTCGGGCCGGGCAAGACGCGAGTAGCGGCCTGCAAGTCCTCGTAGGCCGCCTGCAGGTCGCCGACGGGCGGGCCGCCGGGAACGAACGCCGCCTCAGCGACGGCCCCGGTCCCCTGCTGGGAGGCCGTGACGGCGAGATCCCACGTGGCACCGGACTCAAGCCGCCGGGCCCCGGCCATCGCTGTCTCGTAGTCCGCGAGCGCCGGGCAGCTCGGCTTATGAGCCGCGTGCTGGTCGGTTGCGGGACTGTCTGCGGTCCCGCCGCAGCGAGTGCAGTTGATTGCGCTCGGGCAAAGGTCTGGGACGTTCACGCTGGTGACGTTGGCATCCGGCGTGCTGCGGATCGCGGATGATCACATGCACGGCGCGCCTGCGCATTTGCCGCAAGCGGAGCCGCCGAGGCTCACCTCCGGGGGAATCCGGCCTGGCGGGCCCGGCGCATCGTGAACAGCAGCGCACCCATCGCCTCGTCGACGGTGGGGCCCTCCTGCGGACTGATGTTCACCGTGCCGATCAGCGGTGCCGCGGCCCCATCGCCGCCGCCGTAATTGGCTCCGAGCGGGGTGACGGTCACCTTCTCCGGCCGCGTGCCATCACCGACACCGATCAGGGTGGGGGTGCTGAAGATCTGCCCGGGGAGGCCCTTGGCGTACCAGTTGAACGCCTCCTCATGCGCCCACGCCGCAGCCGGGCTGCCGTAGCGGCCCTTGATGTAGGACAGGCCCCACAGCACCTGGTTGGCGTAGTCGCCCAAGTTGTAGGGGTGGCCGTGGCCGAGCGACTGGGGGATGCCATACGCGCCTGAGGACGGGTTGACCGCGTTGGCGTTCCAGCCGGACTCCTGGTTCCACAGCGGGATCAGCGAGGCCATCTGATTCTGGCCCCACCCGAACTGGGCCAGGTGGGCGGCGGCGAACCGCTGCGCCGCTGCGGCCGACCCCGACTTGGCCGGCACTGCCGAGTAACCGCCACCACCGCCTCCGAGACCGAATAGGCCCAGCACGTCCGAGCCGAGGCCCTTGACCCCGGACAGGGCCGAGCCGATCGCCGACAGGGCCGTCGAGCCCAGCGACTTCAGCGCGGAGATCGCCTTGCCGGGCAGTTTCGCTGCGGAGATCAGGCCGTGCTCGATCATGCCGCCCAGGGCCTGCGGCAGCCCACCGAAGATGGACTTCAGCGAGTCGAGCGGGTCGCTCATGAGGATGCCGCGCAGGAAGCCGGCGATCATCTGGACGCCGATTCCGTGCATCACGGTCGACGGCGACTTGATGCCGAAGTGGTGCTTGATCCATTTGATGAACGGGTTGACGATGTTGTTCTTGACCCAGGAGCCGACGTTTTTTATCCGGTTCTTGATCCCGTTGTAGAGGCCCTGGATCAGGTCCCAGCCGTGATTCCACAGCCACGACCCGGCCTTGCTGAACAGGCCGCCGATCCAGCCGGGGATTCTGCCCAGCCACGGCCACAGGGCCTTGTTCCAGACCCACCGCAAGCCGTTCAGCAGCCCGTCGATGATCCACTGACCAGCCCGCGACAGCCACGACCCGGCTTTGGAGAACAGGCCGGTCACCCATCCGCCGATCTTGCCCAGCCAGGGCCACAGGGCCTTGTTCCAGACCCACCGCAAGCCGTTCAGCAGCCCGTCGATGATCCACTGACCTGCTTTGGCCAGCCAGGAACCGGCCTTGCTGAACAGGCCGCCGATCCAGCCGCCGATCTTGCCGAGCCACGGCGATACGCCTTTGTTCCACACCCACCGCAGCCCAGACAGCAGCCCGTCGAGGATGTCGCGGCCCTTGCCGAGCAGCCAGGATCCGGCCTTGGCGAACGGCGCGGTCACCAGGTCGCCGAGTTTGCCCAGCCAGCGGACCGCGAACCGCCAGCCGATACCGAGCCCGCGGGCCATTCCGAGCAGGGCCTCTTCACCCTTGCCGAGCAGCCAGTTACGGGCATCCCCGACCGCCGCGCCGATCCGGTCGCCGACCGGGCCGAAGATCTTCTTCAGGATCTTGCCGAAACCCTTGCCGACCAGGTCACCGGCCTTGCTCAGCGGTTTGAGCAGTGCCTCCACGATCGGCCCGATGAGCGGGATGTCCTTGAAGATCCAGATCGCGGCGTCGGCCAGCTTGCCGATCGGGAACAGGGACGCGACAAACAGCAGCATGTCGAGCGGGTGGTGGATCGTCTCCATGATCAGCGCGGTGACCAGGTTGTTGACCAGCCCGACCGCCAGCGGCACCAGGACGAACGCGGCCTCTTTGCCGACCTGCAGCCAGTTGATCTTGCCGAGCAGCTTGCCGAACGCGGCGCCGATCTTCCCGGCCGCGCTCACCGCCGAGTCGATCGCGTCGGCGACGATGCTGCCCCAGTCGACGTTTTTGAGCATTGCCCCGATGGACTTCCCGGCGTTCTTGCTCGCGGCCGGGGCCGTCTTGGTGAAGATCCCCTCGTTCTGCAGGTCGATCTGCGGTGTGGTCTTCAGAACTGGCGTGTGGGTGAACAGGCCCTCGTTCTGGATGTCGACCTGCGGCTTGACCTTGAGCGTCGCCGTCTTCGTGAACAGGCCCTCGTTGCTCAGGTCGATCCGGGGTGTGATCTTCGGGGCCTTCTCCCCGCCCATGCCGAACAGGTTCTTGACCCACTGCTCGGCCTTCTTGACGTCCTGCTCGATCGCGGAGACCGGGATGATCGACCGGACCTTGGTGGTGAACTTGCTGACCTCGGTGATCCCGGTCGTGGACAGCCAGTGCGTGAACTTCGTGACCGGCGGGAGCAGGTCCAGCCCGAGCCGGATGCCCAGCGTGTCCAGGCTCGACTTGAGCAGGTCGAACTGGGCCTGGGCGGTCTTCCGCTGCGCGGCGACCGCGCCGCCGTACCTGCCGGTGGTGGTGTTGATCTGGTCTTGCTTCTTGCGCAGCACGTCCAGGTTGTTGATCATGGTCAGGATCGCCGAGCTGGACCGGCCGCCGCCAAACGCCCGCGACAGCAGCGCCGCCTGCTGCGAGGCGGACAGGCCGCTCGCGTCCAGATGGGACTTCAGCAGCGAGATGGCCCCGATGAGCCCTTGCGGGCCGCGCATCGCGTCGGCGAGCTGCAGCCCGGTCAGGCCGATCGTCTTGAGCTGCTTCTGCGCTTGCATCGACGGTGCCCCGAGCAGCGACAGGGACATCTTCAGCCGGGTCGCCGCGTCCTCGGCCGGTACGCCTTCGTCAGTCATGAGCGCGAGCGCGGCACCCATGCTCTGGAGGCTCACCCCGAAGGTTTTCGCCGCGGGCAGGATGCCGGTCCCAATAGCGGCGGTGAAATCCTCCATGCGCATGTTGCCGGCGCCGATGATCGCGTTCACCGTGGCAGCGGTCTGGCCGAACGACTGGGCACCCTTGATGCCGCTGCGCCACGCACCGCCGAGCGCGTTCGTGGTGTCCTCGAGGTTCGCGCCGCCGACCGCTGCCAAGTCAGAGGCGGTCTTGAGCGCGTTCATCGCGTCGGCGTTGTCCAGGCCGATCGACTTCAGGTGGTAGAGGGCTTCGCTGAGCTGCTGCGGCCCCTGCTCGGTGGCGGGGGCCATCTTCAGCACGGACTTCGTGAGCGAGTCCACGTCCTTTTGCGACGCCCCGGCCTGGGTTTTGATCTTCTCCATGCTGGCCTGGAAAGAGACCGCGGCCTTGATGCTCTCCCCGGCGATCGCCGCGGCCGAGCCGACGACTGCGGCACCGGCGACGGCAACGGCCTTGCCAAGCCGGCCGACCGTCTTCTCCAGCCGCCCCGCCGACGAGCCCACCTTGTTGAATGCGGATGAGGCGGAATCGCGCCCGACCAGGTTGTAGATGACGGTGGCGGTGCTCACTCGGCCGCTCGCTCGGCGAGCTCATTGGCTAGGGACCGGACCGCGTTGGCCAGTGTCGCCATGGTCGTCCCGGACAGCCGCCAGTCCAGCGCGGTTTGCCCGGCCAGTTCGCCGAGCCGGGCCCCGCCGTCATCGAGGGCCGCCGCAGCGACCAGCTGGCGGGCTGCCCCCTCGGCGGCGTCATACGGCAGCGGCGCGGTGGCCGCAGGCGGCCGGGCGCGGGTTGTAACCGGCAGGCTGGTGGTGGGACTGACCCGGCTGGCAGCCTGCCGGGGCTTGCGGCGATGCGAGCGGCGTCCCATCCGGGCCTCACCAGGTCACGCGGGACGGGTCCATCAGGTCATCGAGCTCTTCCTGGGCCCGGCGGGTCCGCTCGCGGGCCGTCCGGAGCCGAAGGGACGCCCGCCGCTCGGCCTCCTCCGCAGCCCGAAGCTCAGCGGCACCCTCGGCGGACGGTGTCCGCGAACGGCCATGCCTGGCCCGGGTCACGTCGGCGCGGAGGTCCTGGATCCACTCGCAAGCGGACTCATGGTCATCCTCGGCGCCGTTCTGCTCGAGTGTGGCCTCCGCGACCGCCGCAAACGCCCGGGCCTGGGCCTCATGAACGTCCACGGCCGGGTCTTCCCAGGCAGACGCCACCTTCGCCCGGCGCTCCGCCAGCCGCCGCCGCGCCGCCTCTTCCTGGCGGGCCTCAACCTTCTCCACCAGTCGGTGCCGCTGGACCAGCTGACGGCTTCTGATCTGGGCGACCAGGCGATCGCGCTCGGCTTGGCTGGTCAGGGCTGGCCACCTCCAAGTACCGCTCCAGGGCGTCGACGGGATAGACCCGCCGACCGGCGATCTTCTGCGACGGCAGTTCACCCGTCGCGGTGAGCCGCCGGACTGTCCGCTCTGACACGGCCAGCCGGCGGCTCGCCTCGCGGACGGAAACCACGTAGGGGTCACACTCGCGGGGAACCTCAACTTCGGCGACCGGCGGCCAGCCCTGGCCACTGCTGACCGTTCCTGACCCGAGTGCCGCCGTCAGCGCAGCCAGTTCGGGCGGCACCGCCACGCCATCGCGGCGCAACTGGCGGATGTGCGCGGTGATCGCCCGGTACAGGTGCGCACGAGTCGGCAGGGTCACCTCGAGCAGGATCATTGAGCACTCGCCAGGACCGCTCGCCAGCGGGACGCGGGCAGGGTGCCGCAGGCCAGCAGTTCGGTGGCCAGGGCACAGACCTGCCGGCGGAAACGGGGCCGCCGGACCAGGTGCCGGGTCTCGGCCCGCAGGTACAGCTCGTGCGCGCCCGCCACCGCCGAGTCCGGGCCGTGCATCTGCTGCAGCAGTCCCCGGATCCGGTGCACATCGTCTTCGCCGCCACCGTGCTCAGCCAGCCATGCCCGCTCCCACGGCGGAAGGGCCGGTGCCTGCCGCCACGGCGGGTCCTCGATGCCCTCGCCGGGCCCGGCGGCCCAGTAGCAGATACCTTCGGCGACGTCACCGGCCAGCAGGACCATGACGGTGGCCTCGACATAGCGCCGGATCCGGGCCGGTAGCACCGGGCCGGGTTCGGTCAGGCCCTCCAGCTCACCCGGCGGCGGCGTCCGCGGATGCCAGCCGGCAAAGCAAACCGGAGGCTCCAGCGACACCGGGCCGCGGCGGGTGAAGCCGAAGTAGGCGGCCATAGCCGCATGTCCGGCCTCGTGGGCGGCGACGGCACCTGGGGGCGAGTGCTCCGCGTCGTCAGCGGTCGGCATCCAGGACCGCCCGAACCGCGTTGCCGGACAGCGTGCCGTACTCCCGCAACGCGCGAGCCAGGCGCAGCACCGGGCCTTCGGCTGTACTCAGGCACGCCCGGGTTTCCGCTTCGATGTGGCCCAGCCACGCCATCTGGCGGCCCATCTGGCCTGGAAACATGTCGGCAGCCCACCAGGCCAGCGCGGCGGCGTCGCTCTGCGTGTCCGCTGCGGCCAGCTTCGCGGCTTCCGCGCGGGTCGGCCGCAACTCTGCCGGGCGGCCAGCGTTGCGCGGCGCGGCCGCCGGGGGGGTCTCGGCAACGGTGGCCTCAGCCAGCTCGGTGGCCCGCATGATCACCGGATCACCGGTGCGGCCGGTGCGGCCCGGCCAAAAGAACAGATCCTCGGCGAGCTGGCCCGCCGCCGTGCACATCGCCACGATGTCGTACAGCCTGCGTATGGAGGCGGGCCAGCTCGCCACCGGCGCCGACCGGTCGAGCCGGTCAAACTCACGCCATCGCATCCGCAGCGACCCGCAGTCCGTCGCCCCGGCCGACTGGCCCCTGGGCACGACGGTGACCGCTCCGACCCGCCGCCCGGTACGCCACGCCATGTAGCCGTGCCCGCCCTCATGCAGCGCGGTTTTCCAAATCTCGTCGGCGCTCAAGGCACCTCCTTTCACCAATCCCGCGAGTGCGGGCACGAAATCGTCGGCGGGTCGTGGTGTTGGCACGGGTGGAAAAACAGCCGGGCCAGGTCGTCGTCTGTGGGCAAGGCACTCTCGCCATCTGGCTCCTGCGGTGCTCCGCTGCCCTGGTCCTCGGTCAACTGATCACCGGCCGAACAACACGAACGGACCCTCGCCGCTCGGCTTGCTCAGATCGCCCAGGGCCCAGATCGCCAGCTCGGCGGCGACGGCCGGAGCCGCGTCGGCGCTGGTCCCGTACCTCTCCAGTGCCGCAGCCCCGGCCAGCTTGCGTGCCTGCGCGAACCGCACCGCGGCCGTCATCTCCGGCTGGTTGTGATGTCTGAGCTTGCCGGCGGTCATCAAGTCAGCGAACCGCCCGTGCGCGACGGCCATGTCACGGGCGTCCGGTTCCTTGACCGGGAGGCCGGCCCGCCGCAGCGGCTCAACCAGGGTCGCCGCGTTGGACCGCGGGTCTACGGCCACGGCGTCGATCTCGCACCGGACGGCCAGCTCGGCCACGGCCGGTACGGCGTCGGCGCCGTCGACCAGGGGCAGCAACTCGATGTCGCCCACGCCCGGCTCGGGTATCCCGGCCAGGACGATCGCCGTTTTTGAGCGGTCCGCGTAGATCTCCACGCCGACCGTAAGCCTGATCATCTTCCTGCGCCTCCCTTGCTTCTGCCTCCGGCGGGCAGCGTTACCAAGCCGGGCACCATGCCTGCGGTTGCAGCTGGCGTGGGACAGTGCCCGCGGGCCCTCGCCGCCAGCCGACCTGGGCACCAGGTGATCCAGGTCAACCGGCTGGCCGGGCAGTAGCGGGCGGCCGCAGCGGGCGCACGGCTGTCCCGGTTCCATCGCGGCGACCAGAGCCCGCCGCACCGCCTGGTGATCACCGGAAATCCCCACCGGCCCGCTCCCATGCCTGCTGGCTGAAGACCTCCCAGCCGCCCGCGGTGTCCCCAGGCCACCAGTTCAAGTAGGCCCGCTGAAACTCCGGCGGCCTCATCAGCTCCAGATCGGCCCGGATGGCCGCCTCCGGTACCGTGTGGCCGAGTGCGGGCATGCATCCGTGCCAGGTCGCCGGGTCGGACGGGTCCGAACCCTCCGCCGCCGACCATTCGAAGTAGGCGGCGGCCTCCGCGGCCCCCAGCTGCACCGCCAGGCGCCCGGCGTCGACCTTCTGTCGCAGCCACGTGCTCGTGTCATCGCCGGCCGTACTGATGATCCAGAACTGCGGATCCGGGCGGGTGATCATCGCCGGGCGCAGCGCCTGCTCAAGCCGGTCGTCCACCTGGGCCCACGCCTCGTCGACCACGGCCAAGTCCAGGGTCGCGCCGTGGCCGGACACCCGCGTCCCGGACACCAGCTCGATGCGGCTGCCGTTGGCGAACAGCAGCGCCTCGGTGCCGAACCCGCGCCGCGGCGTCACCAGCGGCGCCAGCCGGGACGCGCCGATCAGCGGCATCCAGTCGTCCACCAGCTTCTTGCGCGCGTCCAGCCGCGTCTGCGCCGCGTAGACAACCCGCGTCCGCGGCCGGGCCAGCGCCGCGCCGACCATCAGCGAGCAGGTCAAGCTGCTCTTCCCGCTCTGCCTTGGTACCAGCGTGGTGACCTGGCGGTAGGCCAGCTTTTCGGCCTCCAGCTCGGTGCCCACCTCAAGCACCTGCCGCTGCCACGGCATCAGCGGCATGCCCAGAGCCTCCGCAACGCGGCCGACCGCCCCCGCAAGGTTCGGTCGGTCACTGGCCGGGGTCGCATACCTAGCGGCGGACATCGCGAAGCAGCTCCTCCACCTCGGGATCGGCGGCCTCGTCCGGCGACGCGGTCAGCGCGGCGATCGTCGCGCGCAGCTCCCGGGCCAGATTCGGCGTCGCGGTCGCCGGAGGGTCGCCATCCAGCGCCTCAGCCAGCGTGGTCGCGAGCGCCGCGAGCGCATCGTGCTCGGGACCGCCCGCCGGAAGGCGCTTCAGCAGCCGGGTAACGCCAGTCTTAACCTTCATCAACGGCCCTCCGGCCATGATCCAAAACAAACGAAGCCAGGTGAGTATTTGAAGCGTGTGGAGGGTCCTCAGGCCTGCACAGAGCCGTGCATGGGGGCTCCCCCTACCCTGCTTGCCGACCGCGCTGCGTGTGGTCGCTGCCGGTGATGGCTGCCTGACCGCCGCCGTCCTGGTCCTGGTGCTGCCCGGTCGCGCGGGCGATCGCTGCGATCGCACCCATAGCCTGCGGGGAGTGCCTGCGCCGGTCTCGTGAGGGCCGCCGCGGTCGTGGTTGTGGCTCGGGCTTGGGCCTGGCGGGCCGGCCGTGGAGCTCGCGCAGGCGCTGTCGGTCGTCGTCGTCCAGCAGGTCGCCGATGGTGGGCACTGGGCCGCTCCCGTCACTGTGGTCCGGCCGCGCTGGGCTCGCGGATCTCGATGCCGTCGTACCGGTCGGCGAGCAGGATGCGGGCGCAGGCGAGTGCTTCGTCTACGGTCTGGTGCGGGAACAGCCGCACCACGCCGATGCCGGACCGCACGTGCATGCACTCCTCGGTGGACTCGCTGCCGTCCGGCCGGTGGATGGTGAAGCGGCCGATGAACCGCCGGGTGATGTGCCGGGCCACATCGCCGAACGGCTGGACGATGATGTCTGTCATGTCGTGCGCCTGGGCGCTGAGCTCGGCGTATGGTGCGGCCGGTGCTCCGGCCGGCTCCGCGCTGCCGGTCATGCGGCAGCGCCGGGAGTCTGGTCCGCTGGCGTTTTTGGCTGGTGCTCACGGATCTCGATGCGGCCGTGCCGGGTGGTGAGCAGGGTTCGGGCGCACCTGAGTGCATCTTCTTGCGAGCCGTGCAGGTATAGCGGCACGGCTCGGCCCGGCTGCTGGTGGGCGCATTCGCCGGTGGTTTCGCTGCCGTCCGGGTAGTGAACGGTGAACCCGCCGACGTACCGCCGGACGACGGCCTGCTCAGGCTCGTCATCGGCGCCCAGGACGGTGGTGGGCTCGTCGTGCGGCCGGGCGGTGAGCTCCGCGTACGGCGTGGCCGGTGCTTCGCGGGGAGTCTGGGCCACTGGCGTCGTTGAACCGCAGGTGGGGCACCGAAGGACGGGCTCGTAGAGCGGCCACGCCCGGTAGTCGCTGACGCGCAAGCGCTGGGCGCATGCGAACGCATCGGCCTCGGTCTTGTGCACCAGGGACGGTGGCCGCAGCGGGTGCGCGCGGTGACTGCAGCGGATCACCTGCTCCTGGCCACCGCGGTGCAAATGAAGGACACCGCGGTAGCGGGTGATGGTCCCGGGCGTTGGCGGCCCGACCCAGTTGTGCTGCAGCCGATCCTGGCTTACCCGCTCGGTGCTGATGGTGATGTAACGGCCAGCCGGGGGCGGTACCAGCTGCGGGCGGGCAGTGCTCTCGCCGGGGTTCGTGGTAGTCGCACTGTCCTGCCCGGCGGCTGGCTGGCCAGCGCGGCGCTGGCGAGACTTGATCTGCATGGGTTCGTCGCCTCTCGTTTTTGGTTTTCGCAGGTCACGCGCAAAAGTGACGGGTAGTGACGGGTCTCAGGTATGAGCGCCTTACGCATACACATGTGAGAGTCATGCTGTTGACCCATCACCACCCATCACCGCTAGTCGCCTGACCAGCCGTTTTGTCTTCCTGGGCATCGGTGAGCAGGGTTACGCCGAGCCACTTCGCTCCGGTGTTCGTCTTCGCCTTCTGCCAGCCCCGGTCGATGAGCTGTTCGGTCAGTTCCTTGTTGCTGCCGGGACTCTCCCCGTTGTAGTGACACCAGGACGTCCAGGCCTGGTAGAGCACCTGTGATCCATCTCCTGGCTGCTGCCGGGCGTACGCCGAGGTGGCCAGGTGGCACCGCTGGGCAATGAACTGCCCGAGCGCGTCGGACTCGTCCCGGTAGGCGCTGGTTGCCGCGAGCACGCTCTCGGGCGGTGCAAGCCCGGTCTGCCGGTACTGCTGCCAGCCTTCGACCATCCACGTGATGACCGCCGCGGCCTCGGCCTTGAGCGTGTCGAGCAGGTTCTTGTCGGCTTCGGTGCCGAGGAATCTCTCGGTGAACGGGATCAGCACAACCCGCTTCCACAGCGCATCATCGTCGCCGGAGATCATGGGCTTGTAGTTGGTGATCAGCGCGACGGTGTGCGACGGCTCGAAACTGATGTTGTCCTTGCGCATCCGGCGCGCCGTGATCGTGTCGCCGCCGGTCAGCATCTTCGCCATGGGCGCGTCGAGCCGGCTGCCCTTGGCGGTTTCCATGCACACTGCGAATCGCCTGCCCTGCAGGTCGGCGCGCTCGGTGGAGTGCCTCTCGTTCGCGCCGGACAGGAGCAGCTTGGAGTCTGCCTGCAGCCCGTAGTCACCGAGGGCGTGCAGGACGGCTTCAATAAACGTTGACTTACCGTTCCGGCCGCGCCCCCACATGACTGCGAGGACGTGCTCGATGACGCGGCCGTAGGCGGCGACCCCCATGAGCCGCTGCACGAACGCGCGCACGTCCTCGTCGGGCAGGATCTCAGCCACGAACCGCGACCACCGCGTCTCGCCGATGGCCCGGTCATACGCGCCCTGGCAGACCTTGGTCAGCAGGTCGTCACGGTCGTGCCTGCGCAGCTCGAGCGTGTCCAGGTCCAGCGTGCCGTTGGGCACGTTGAGCAGGTTCGGCCGCGCGTCGATCTCGCGGGCGGCCACGGCCATCTCTGGCCGCACCGAGGCGAGGTACAGCGCCCCGTTGACGCTGGCCGCTTTGCGCATGGAGACGAGGTCGCGCACCGCCACCTTGATCGCAGCGTCGCTCGTCAGCTCGGCGAGCTCGGCGTAGCCGTCGTGGATCAGGTCGGACATGATGCGCGCGGCCTGCCCGGTGTCGTCGTGCCGCCAGCGCGTCTGATCCCACCCGTGCCAGCCGAGGCCGTGGATGTGGCGCATGTCCTTGACGGCCTGGGCGAACCGCCGACCCCAGTCGTCCTGGGTGCGCGGAATCCCGGAGTCAGGGTCGTGGTCGCGCAGCGGCCGCCGCAACTCACGCACGAGCGCGCTGGTGCCGTCGACGTCGCTCACGCGGCCCCCTGACGTGGCGAGGTCGCGCCAGCACGGAACCCCGACGCGATCGTGCGGCGCGTCTCGCCCGGCTTCTGGCCGACCTGCTGCGCGGCCACGGCGAGTGCCTCGGCCGCGGTGACCTCGTCCAGTGCCCCGGCGGCGACCAGGCTGCCGACCTTGAGCGCCGCGGTGAACAGCGCGTGGTTGTGGCCGTCCTCCGGCGAGTCGAGCACGTGCTGAACCTCGCCGCGCAGTGCGGCATCGGCATACCGTCCTGCCCGGCCGAGGTCGGGCAGCCGGGTGACGGTGGCCCGTGTCGGCCGTTCCGGCTCGCGGAGGCGTTCAGTCCAGACCTCCGGCAGCGCCGTGAGTGCCTGGCGGATGTCGGCCCGCCACTCGTAGGGCTTGCGCGTTCGGGGATGCAGGCTTGGGGCTGCCACGATGTATCCGCCATCGGCCTTGATGTCGACGCCGACGCCACCCTTCCCGGGCACGGACGGGATCCGCACGCCCGGGTGCGCATAGACCAGGTGGTAACCGCCGGAGCCGGTTCGCTGGGCCAGCGTCCGGGGCAGCTCCCCCGCATCCATCAGGGCGCGCATGGTCGGCAGGCCGTGCGGCGCGTCGACGTCGATGACCACCGTTCCCGAGGGCGCTCCGGTGCGGATGGCGAGCAGGCCGCGCGGGTAGCGGCGGATCATCTCGGCCGCCCGGCCGGCGTCCATCGTGGCCGCGTAGAACCCGTGGCACGACAGGCATGTGCAGGCCTCCATCTGCTTAGCGGTCACGTGCTGCCTGCGGCACGGGTCGCAGTTGGCCACGGGAATCTTGCCCGCCGACAGGACGAACGGGGGCCAGCCACGGCCGATGTAGGCTCGCGCGGCGGCGAGCACCGCGCTCACGCAGCCAGCCCGGCGCTGACCGGCCGGTAGACGCGCCGGACAACGACCTGCACAGGCCCGCACGGAACGCGGCGCCTGCCGGCTGCCTGACGTTCCTCGCGGACCCGGCCGAGGTGCGTTCCCTGGCAGTACGGGCAGCGGATCGAGAGCGAGAACAGCGTGCGGCCGGGTACCGGGTGATACAGGCTCGCGGACGCGACAGGCCGTGACCGCCGGGTGCTGCCGGTCGGGACGGTTATGATGGCTGCAGCTGGTGTGATCTTCGGGTGCGTCGTCTTCGCCGGGCGGCGCCCCATTTTTTTGTCAGGCGGCATCGGCGCTCCCGCCTGGGCTAGTGCCTTTCCCGGCCGTCTTGCGGGTGTTGCGCTCGATGTAGGCGGCCAGGTCGTCGCTGCGGATGCGCGTCTTGGGACGCCCGGCGCCGGGCGTGGCGATGTCGACGGTCTGCAGCTCCCCGGCCGCGATGAGCCGGTAGACGTGCATATCCGAGCACCCGCCCAGGCGCCGGGCCGTCTCATTCACCGAATAGAGCTCAATCCCTTGATGTTCGGGTCTGGGACGCGGTTTCGTGTTCGGCATGGGCACATGGAATCACAGCAACCCACTAGACGCAACCTAGATCAGAACGTAGAATCGCGTCCTAATGGAGGACGCGATGTCTCAGGACACCACAGGGAATCACCCCGGCTCCCAAGATCCAGCCGAGGTTCCGGACAAGGTATTCGGGCGCCGGCTGCGCTATCTGCGGGAGCAGGCCGGGCTGACGCAGCAGCAACTCGCCGACGTAATGAGTGCGGCCGGGACCAGGATGCACCGCAGCGCCATCGCCAAAATCGAGGCCGGTGACCGGATTGTGTCGATCGGCGAGGGTGTCCAGTTCGCCGAGGTCCTCGGCATTGACCTCAGGCAGCTCATCAACGTGGGGCACGGCCGGCTGGTCACTGCGCAGCTGAAGGTCCGGTCGCTTGAGCGCCAGGCCGAGGAGTACACCAAGCAGCTGCACGAGACGCAGGTACTGCTGGACGACACACTGGCCGAGCTAGGCACTGCCAGGGCTGAGCTGAAGAAACTGGAAGCGAGGGGAGGATCCGATGCAGAAACTCTGGATCAGCGGCGCTGAGACACAGCATGGGAGCGAGTACGGCCTAGTGGCGGTTGTGGCGGAGACGCGCGAAGAGGCGATCGCGAAGGCGGGTGCCAAGCTCGATCTGGGCGACCCTGGCAACTACGTCCCAAACCAGCGCTACGCCAGGGCTCTGCTCGAAAACCTGGCTTCGATACGTGAAGTCAGCGATGAGGTCTTCATCGACTGGGATGCGACGCGGCCACGAAGCTGACGGCGTCAGGATGCCGGGCCCGGCCAGCGACACGCCGAGGGCCAGCGCCTCCAACAGGTATGCATACGGGCCGGCCATGATCTTCGGCATGGCCGCTATCGCAGGTAGGCGCCGCCGGGCCAGCACCGGCGGTGTGCACGTGCTGCTGCAGGGCCGGGTCAACCCGGCAGTCAAGGAGAAGGCTGACCGGGGGGCCGCCGCGCGCGGTGTCTCGATCGCCCGGTACCTGGAAATCCTGATCGAAGGTGACGACCTGGCCGACGAATACGTCGAGCCCGACCCGGACGGGCAGCTCGACCTCGGCATCAGCGCGTGACGGCCTGCCCAGACCCGGATCGTGAAGGGAAGCGCCACGCGCCACTGAGGACGCGCTAGACGCGCGAACGCCCCGGCACGAGGCCGGGGCGATCCACCGCTTTCGCCAGGACTTCGCGGATCGCAGAGCCTGCCCGCTCTCCCCGCCTGTCCTGACCACCACCGAGCTAGGAGCCGGGCTGTTGCATGCCCGCCTGCCAGTCGGCGTTAGCTAGGAGGCCAGGATACGTCACGCCTGCCTGTAAGCCCAGCACCAGGCCTGAAACCTGCTTCTGGGCGGTTTGCGGCTTCGGTGCCGCCGTTGCCGGGTGGCTCGATGTCCCGCCTGGCCATCATCCGGGCCGTCCCCGCCGGGTCGAAGCGGGCCCGCACGCAGCGGGCCTACCTCCGCGCGGTCCTGGCCGATCCGGTCATCGCCGAGCTGCGGGCCGACGCCCGGCGCGCTGTGCTCGAGCTGGCCCGGATCCTGGCCCGGCACGCGGACTGGTCGACCATGACCAGCTGGCGGCCGCGGGACCTCACGTGCGCTGAGATCGGCTCCAGCCGGGACCCGTCCAGATCCTTGAGCATTTCTGCCTACAAGCGGGCCCGCCAGGTCCTCGAGGAACGCGGCTTCCTCGGCCTGGTTGCCCAGGGCTGGACGTCGGCGCTGCGGGCTGGGCCGCTGGACGATCGCACCGCCACCAGCGCCGTGTTCGTTTTGACGATCCCAGGCCGCCGGCCCCGTTTGTCTCCCTTGGTAAATGGGCCCCTAGCTGAGTCCCGTAGGGACTCTGGTAAAGCCCTACGCACGCGCGAGGCTCGGTCAAAGTCCAGACCGGAGAAGGCCCGCGCTACGCGCGGATGTTCCCTGCTGCCGCCCGGTGGCCAGCCTGCCCTCGGCGCTGTCCCCCAGAACCGCAGCGAGGCCAGGGCGGTGGCCCGGGCCATGCAAGACCGGGCCCGCCTGCTGCGGCGGATCTCTGCTGAGCACCTCCGGCACCTGGTCCGGCCGTTCTTCGCCGCAGGCTGGACTGGCGCCGACGTCCTCCACGCCCTGGACCACGAGCCCGGCGGCCGCCAGCACGGCTACTCGGCCGAGGTCCGCTCCCCTGCCGGGTGGATCCGTGCCCGGCTGGCCGGGTGGCTCGGCCCGGACGCCATCCCGTTGCCGTCCCGAAGTCAGCGCGTGGCCATCGCCCGCGCCCAGGTCCTGACCGACCAGGCCGCCCGGCGGGAGCGGGACGAGCGCGGCCGCGCCGGTGCTGGCGACTACCGGGCCCGGGCCGCTGAGGCGCGGGCGATGCTGGCCCGGCGGCCGCGGCTCACTGGCCGGCCACTTGCCGGGCTTCCGCCTCAACCTCATCCTGATGGCGGCCCAGTACGTTCACCAGCGCCCCCATGATCAGGTTCTTGGGCAGCCGCGTGGCGAAGTGAACATCGTCGACCAGGGCCGCGAGCCGGTCGGCCGAAGACTTCGGCATGTACCAGCTGCGCATGGTCATCTTGTCGGCGGCCGCGGTCGCCGGTGCGGCAGGTTGAGCCGCCGATGACGGTTCCGGTGTCGGTTTCCTCGCAGGCCTATCAGGCTTAGCAGCTCTATCAGGCCTGGTAGCGGCTGGCTTCGGTGCTGTGTCCTCGGCCGGAATGAGCGATGTCAGGTTCGTTTTCGCCATTACAGCCGCCCGAGTTCGCGAAGCAGTTCGCCCTGGACACGGCGCGCGTCGCCGAGCGCCGACGTGGCCGAGCGGTCGCCGCGGTATCGGGTGATCGGCACGCCGTCGAGCTGGCTTTGGCTGTGGGCCACGTACCGCCGGACGAATGAGACCATGCGCGGGATCTTCATCTCGTCGAGCATTTCCCAGGCAGACTCAACCGGGCCACCGCCACGCAGCGGGTCGGCCATGTTGATCACGACCCTGTGCGGGACGCCGTATTCCTCGCAGAGACGGGCCGTCCGGACCGTGGGCTGCACCGCGGCGCGCTCGGGAACCATCGGGATCAGGACGAAGGTCGAATGCTTGAGCACTTCGGGCAGCGCCTCGGTGTCCTCCAAATTGCCCGGGCAGTCGACGATGACGGCGTCGTAGTCCCGAACCTGCCGTACCTGGCTGAGGACGGCCGGGTCATTCTCGGCGGTGAAATCAAAGCCGGCGTCGGTGTAGGCGGTGGCGATCTCTTCAGCCGACCGTTGCGGGTCGATGTCGACGACCAGGGCGCGGCCGGCCGTGTCGGCGAACACGGCGGCCAGCTCGAGGGCGAGCGTCGTCTTGCCGACGCCGCCTTTCTGGGATGCGAGCGCGATGACCCACGGCTCTCGGGTACGGGCTTCGACCATGGCCCGGAGGCTACAGGAGCGCCGCTCTGCGGGAAATAGCAGATCTGACAGGGCTCGCATGCCTGCCCGAGCTATCAGGCTTATCAGCCCTAGCAGGCCTGCCAGGTTGGCCGATTAGGTGGCCCCTGCCTGCCCTGATTGGCCTAGCAGACCTCGCAGAACTATCTGGCTTAGCAGAGTTGCGGGATCTGATTCGCCTCGCAGGCTTCGGCGCGGCGGCCGGTTGCTGTAATCCATTAGAGCGCGTACCTCTGATATTCCTCCGGAGCACTTGCCGTGTCAGGAAACCCTTGACACTGGCAAGTTGTCAGGAGATCCTTGACATATGAGTGATAGTGACAGCATCACGTACAGCCGGGCCGCGCGGCTCCGCGTCGCCCTGTCCGAGCTGGCCGCCGAGATCGCCGAGAGCGCCCGCGGCTTGGTCCCGACCTACGCCGACAGCTACGCCCACGGCGGCGAGTTCGCCGAGAGCGCGGCCCAGCTGGCCGCACAAGCCCGCGAGCTGCTCACCCTGGCCGTGGCCTACGAACGGCGCCGGGGCTCCTCCTGGGAGCGGATCGGCGAGCCCCTGGGCACCTCCCGCCAGTCGGCCCAGGAACGATTCGGCGAGGCCGTCCGCGGCCTGGACGATGCGATCGCCACCGCGTGGATCCTGGACGACCCGCGCACGCCCGGCGTGCCGGAGGGCGCCGGTGATCCCGCCGAGACCGCTGCCCGGCTTGACCGGTGGGTCCTGCGTCACCTGGAGGGCACCGACCCCCTGGCTCACCGGCCCGATGATGACCCCGCCCGGGACCGGCCGGTCAGCGCGAGCCTGGATCGCATGGACGTGCACGATTTCACCGCGGCGACCGCCGATGCCGCCAACCTGATCATGAAGCGGCTAAACGATCGCCGGCAGCAGGATGACGGCCTGGAGAGCGAATACACCGAGCGGACCCGCCAGCTTGAGATCGGCGTCGCCCGCCGCAAGATCGAAATGTATGAGCGGATGATCCGGGACGGTGACGGCGACCATTGGTACGGCATCGACGTGGCCGATCTGCTGGCCGGTGCCCGGGCCCGGCTCACCGAGTTGGAGGCCGACCAGGGCCAGGCCGCCGAAGTCGTGAATATCAACGGCGGGCGGCGGTGGGCGCATCATGACTGATCCGAACGAGACCGCCGGTCTGGTCAACGGCCTCACGCAGGGCTACCGGGACCACCGGGACGCCGAAGAGGCACAGCGCCCGGTCAGGTACCACGACATCGACCCGCTCGAGCACACCACAGTGGACGCCCGCAGGCGGTACGACGAGCTCACTCAGCGGGACCTCACGGCACGCTCGCGAGCGACCCTGCAGGCCCACGGCGAGTACGACCCGGCCAGGCATGGGGCGCTGGACGCTGAGCCGCTGACCGTCAGCGAGCACCTGGAGGTGCTGGCCAACGGTGAGGTGCTGGCGCGCTACTACCGGCACCCGGCGTCGGTCGACGGCGCGGTCAAGGCCGGGGCGACCTGGCGGCGGATCGCCGACGCGCGCGGGCAGACCGAGGGCCAGGCCTTGGCCGAGTACCGGGAATGGGTAGAAGGCCAGCACAGGTACGCCGGCATGAGTGACGCCGACTACGACGCTGCGATCGAGCGGGTCGCTGGCGTGGAAGCGGGGGAGTAGCCAGGCAGCACCGGCCGAGGGCCGCGTTCCGGATCCATGTCCGGGGCGCGGCTCTTTCGCGTTCAGCCCGCAGCGGCTGGGGCGCCAGGGGGCGGAGAGGCTAGCCACGGCGCGGTCGTCCGCGGCGGCAGTTCCACCTCCCGCGAGGGAACGATCTCCTCCCGGCAGGTGCCGGAGCCGTCACCGGGGGCTGGCCGGGACCAGGTCAGGACGTAGCAAGGGGGCGGACCCCCGGCCGGAGCCCATATGCACCGCTGCACCTCGGCCAGCACGCGGGCACCCCGGTCGCGGTAGCTGACCACGGTTGCGGGCGGGAAGCCGCCTTGCGAGCTGCACAGCATCGCGTCGAGCGTGGCCAGCGCGCCGGGCATGGATATGCCGGTTACCTGCGGGCGGCCGTCGTCGTCGTGGTCGTAGGGGGTCATGGCCCGGCCGAGCTGGGCCAGGACGCGCTGTGCGTTCTCCCGCTCCTGCCAGTTCGTGCTGGCGGCCTGCTGCTGAAGGATCGATGTCGCCTGGCCGGCCAGCTCGCCTGTCGGGGGATGCAGGCCGTCGTCGGTCAGCAGTCGGGCGTGCCGGTCAAACTCGGCGAACGCGGCATCGACGGGCGCGGGATCCCCGGCGGCGATCAGCGCGGCCAGCCGGGTGGGGTCCGGCGCGAGGTCGGGCCAGTCGTGCAGTGTGATGACGTACAGCAGTTCCAGGGCCAGATCGCGGGTAGAGCCGTGATACGGCGCCCATCCCTCGGGATACCAGTCGGCCAGGTGCCGGGCTCGGCCTCCGGTCAGCTCGGCGGCCATCCGGGCGTGCTGGCGGACCTGCCATGGCGCCCACCGGCGGCGCACCTCCCAGTAGTAGCGCTGGTTCCTTTCGTTCCTCACCCCGAGGGCCGTGTCCTGCGGTGGTTCCGGCGGGAAGGCGTACCAGTCGGGCCCAGACCAGACCAGGTGCTCCCCTGTGGAATCCGCTGCGGGCGGCGGGGCTGCGGCGTTGCCGACGTGGCGGGCTGCCTCGGTGTACGGCTCGGCGGTGGCGGCCATCCGGGCACGGATTTTCTGCTTGCGGTCCCTGTTCTGCGTCATGGTCGCTGTCCTTCCGGCAGGGGGCCCACGCACCGCCCGCCAGGACATCGAACGCCGTGGCCAGAGGTACGAACCGGCGCGAGTCTCTTGGACCCTTGTCCTCGTCACCGGCCCCGGCGTGGGCGGAGCGGTTCGGAAGCGGGCGGGCGCGGCCGCCGATGTCAGCACCATAACGCCAAGCGCGGACATTGCGCGTGGCCTGGCCGGGGGGCCGCAGACTGGCTAGGTATGCCCGAACGTACGATCGAATCATGGCGGGGGCGTGGATCGAGATACCGGATGAGTGGGGCTGGGGTCAGACCCGGGTACTGCGGACCGGCCTCAAGGGCGCGGGCTACTGGACGGAAGAGTGGCGCGGCGTCCAGGGCGTGATGGTCTGGGTCACCGGCGGCAAGATCGAGTTGGACCGCGAGCCGCCCGACCATTGCCCGGACGCCTGGTAGAGCGAATCTTGGGTGTCATGGACCCAAAACGGCGGCGGCTCGGCGAGCTGACATTCCGCGAGTTCATCGAACGCGCGCGGAAGACGACCCCGGGCGCTGGCGATGCCGGCACCCAGCTGGCCCGGGCCGCCAGCTCTCAGACATTGGTAGATCTCGCCGGTGGTGCTGACCCCAGAGGCGATCTGCCGGTCGAGCGCTGGGCCGCTGAGGCCGGACCGTCAGTCAGGGCGCTGGCGAGGCAGGTGCTCGGCGAATGGGCGGCTACCGGCGTTCCGTACGAGGGTGCCACTCCCGCTGAGATCACCGATTGGCGTGAGGTCTGCCGGGAAGCCCAGAACAGGATCACTTCATGAGCGCTGGGCTGCGTGTCAGCCAATCCAGGTCAGGTCGAAGATCCGGATTAGCTCGGCGGCGTCGTCGGCGTAGAAGGACAGCAGGCCGTAGCCGTGGCCGAAGACGGTCTGCCGGACCGCCGGGTCATCACCGGGCGGCATGACTGCCGCATCCCACGGTTCCTCGACAAGCTCCAGGACGCGCTCGACTAGGGCGTCGAACGCATCGCGGGGGAGTCCGTTGAGCTGGACCAGGGCGCCGCGTTCAAACAGAACCCGGTACGTCACTGACCTGCAGGCCAGCCCGGGATGACGCTTGAGGCCGGGACGGTGCCCTCGGTGCTGCCGGTTCGGGCGGACTCCCGGACTGCTGCGAGGCGATCCCTGAAGCCAGGATTGGAGTAGGCGGCCGCCGACAGCCGCCACAGCCGCAGCATGGCGTGCAGAGCGCGGTAGCCCTCAGGCCGACGGGCCGATGCGGCGGCCGCATCGTATTCGGTGAGGAACTGCTCGTGGAAGCGCTCGGGCAGAGCGCGCAGGATCTCCACCGGGTCATCCGGGTCGAAGTCTTCTACCGGTTGAGCGCTCATGTCCGTAGCGTAGCGCGGCGGATCCCACCGGACGGTGAGCAAATCCAGGGTGGTGGCTGGTACCTATCTTCCTGGTTCCTGGTGACGTTCTGTAGCCGGGTTGCTGGCTTCCTTCTTGCCTGACCTGGATCTATTGATGGTCCTGACCGTCGCTCTACTGCTGACATCGGCTTGCTTTCATGCCTCCCCTACGTGCCACTCTCGGAGTTGCCTTCAGAGCAACAGACCGTTGCATTTAAATGATCATGGAAACGACCAAGATCATTAGCGGCGGCTGAGTCAAGATCAAAAGCAGGGAGAGGCATGGCCGCCGTCGTCACCGCCAAGAGCGGCTTCGACCTGGGCTATGTCTGGAAGGGCCAAGGTGGCGCCGCTGCGGAGCGTAAGCAGGAACCGAGCGGCGGCTACTACATCGACGCCGCTCAGGCGGGTGAAGCCCCGGGCCGGTGGTTCGGCCGCGGCGCCGAGGCCCTGGGTTTCAGACCTGGTCAGCGGGTCGAACGGGAACCGTACGAGAAGGTCTACCGGCAGGTGGATCCGCGGACGGGTGAACAGCTGGGGCGCAAGCCCGGCGGGTACGCCAAATATGCCGAGCACCTGGGCAAACTGCTGGCCGCAGAGCCGCACGCGACCGGGGAACGGCTGGCCGAGCTCGAGCGCCAGGCCGCCCAGGCCACCCGGAAGTCTCCCGCGTACACCGACGTCACGGTCTCGTTCTCCAAGAGCGTGAGCATTCTGCACGCCAGCATCCGGGAGAACGCCCGCCAGGCCCGGCAGCTGGGCGACGCCGCGGCCGCCGACTGGTGGGATGGCCGCGAGGCCGAGTTCTCCGAGATGCTGCAGGAGGCCAACCGGGCCGGCCTGGAGCACCTGCAGCGGTGGGCGGTGACCCGGACCGGCTACCACGGCAAGCGAGTCGGCGATGAGGAACCGGGCCGGTACGAGGCCACCGGACTGATGGTCACGTCCTGGCTGCAGGGCACCAGCCGGGACGGCGACATGCAAGATCACGTCCACAACCAGATTGCGCGGATGTCGCTGACCGCGCGGGATGGCGTGTGGCGCGCAACCGACACGATGGCGCTGCGCGCGCAGCTCGGCGCGATGCAGGCGATCGTGACCGCGCACCTGGAGGCCAATCTCGCGCGGCGCTTCGGCGTGAAGCTGTCCGCGCGGCCGGATGGCACCGGCAACGAGATCGACGGCATCTCGCGCGGGCAGATCGATGCATACTCCACGCGCACGCAGACCATCAATGAGGCGACGCCGGCGGCGGTGGAGGCCTGGACCCGCAAGCACGGCCGGGCCCCTAACCGGCGGGAACTGCTCTACATCCGCAAGGAAGTCACGGTGGCCACCCGCGAGGGCAAGGAAGAAGGGGCGATCGACTGGGATGCCCTGGCCAGCAAGTGGCAGGCCAAGTGGGACGCGGCGGATGGCAGCACGCTCGCGCAGGTCGCGCCCGCCGTGTCCAACTTGCGCGGCCCGGGCGGCGATGACGCCCTGGTGCGCAACCCGGTGCCAGGCGGTCCCGCGCCGATCGTGGATGCGCAGCACCGCGCGATGCGCCGCGCGCTTACGCAGGTTCAGACCGCGCAATCGACGTGGACCCGCGCGGACCTGATGCGCGCGATGGCCACCGTGCTGCCGGCCGAGGCCTACGCCATGGCTCCCGACGGCCTTGTCGCCCTGGTCCACGACCTCACCGACCGGGCCCTCGCCGGCGAGGTCGAGCAGGTGCTCTGCCTGGACGCTCCAGAGTGGCCGCCGCTGCCCGATCACCTGCGGCGGGACCTGGATAGCCGCAGCATCTACACCCGGCCCGGGACGAGCCGATACGCCACCGAGGTGCAGCTGACCCGCGAGGAACGTCTCGTCACCACGGCGGGGGGCGCTACCGCCCCGCGGCTGGACGAGGACGAGTCCGCCGCCCTGCTGGGCACGACGGTGTCCGCGCTGACCGAGGCGGGCCGCGCCCGCGCTCAGGACGCGAGTGACCGGCTGGCCAATGGCCTGCGGATGGACCAGGCCGCCGCGGTGCATGCCGCGCTGACCTCGCCGCGCACCGTCTACACGATCGTCGGGCCGGCCGGCAGCGGCAAGACGCACGTTCTCGCCCAGGCCGCGCGGATGTGGCCCGGGCGCGTCGTCGGCCTCGCGCCGAGCCAGGCTGCGCGCAACGTCCTGGCCGGCGCCGCGCAGATCGAGGCCTGGAACACTGCCAAGTTCCTCGGGCACAGCGAGACCAAGGGCCGCGGCTACTACGGGGCCAAGGAGATCCACCCGGGCACACTGCTCATGCTGGACGAAGGCTCGATGACCAGCACCGAGGACATCCGGGACCTGGCCGAGCTCGCCCGGCGTCACGGCGCCAAGCTTCTGATCGCCGGTGACCATGGCCAGCTGACCGCCGTGGAGGGCGGCGGCGGCATGGCCCTGCTGGCCCGTGAGTACGAGCACGCCCAGCTGGCTGAGCCGGTCCGGTTCGCTGCCGAGTGGGAGCGGGAAGCCTCGCTCCGGCTCCGCGCCGGTGACGCCGAAGTGCTCACTGGCTACGACCAGCACGGCCGGATCAGCGGCGGCACCGCGGACGAGGCCCTGGACGGCGCCCGCAAGGCCTACCTGGCCGCCTACCTGGACGGCCGTGACGTCCTGCTCATGGCGCACAGCCACGAAACCACCCTTGAGCTCAGCCGCCGGATCCGCGATGACCTGCGGCACCTCGGCGTGGTCGACCGCGGTCCGGAGGCGCCGCTCAAGGACGGCGCGGCCGCAAGTGTCGGCGACCTGGTCATCACCCGGAAGAACAACCATCACCTCGGTGTCGCCAACGGCGACACCTGGCGGGTTGAGGCCGTCAACGGCGACGAGCTCGTGCTGCGCAAACTGCTCGACGCGGACCGCGAGACCGGGCAGCGCCAGTACGCCGACAGCACCATCACCTACCGGGACGGCAAGAAGCACGCCGACCTCGCCTATGCGATCACCGGGCACTCGGCCCAGGGCCGCACCGTAGCCGAGGCCGCCGCCCTTATTACCGGCACCGAGACCCGTGAGTGGGCCTACGTGGCCATGACCCGGGCCGTTGACCGGAACACCGTCTACGCCGTTACCGATCCGGCCCGGGTGGCCGACCCAGCGCCGGGGACGCGAGCGGCACCCGAGCTTGAGTGGCACGAGAAGCTCGGCCGGGAACGGGAAGCCTGGCCCGACCCCGAACTCTTCCGAGTCCGCGAACGCGACCACGAGGCCCGCGAACCGATCGCCGTGCTGTCCGACGTCCTGGCCAACGAGGGCGCCGAACTGTCCGCGCTCGAGGTCCAGCGTCGCAACCTGGCCAACGCCGACCACCTCGGCAAGCTCCACGCCATCTGGCAGGACCAGACCGCCGAGGCGATCAGCGGCCGGTATGAGCGCCTGCTGCGCGAGCACCTGCCCGCCGAGTACCAGGACGTCCAGCTGGGCGGCAGCGCTACGTGGCTCTGGCGGACGCTTCGCGGTGCGGAAGCGGCTGGGCAGGACGCGGGCGATGTCCTCGCCCGGGCTGTCGGTTCAGGGCCTCTGACGGGCTCCAGGGACGTCGTCGCGGTGATTGACGCCCGGATCCGCGAGCAGACCGGCTCGCTGGTGCCGGAGACGCCAGGATCGTGGACCTCGCGCGTGCCGGACATCGAAGACCCCGAACGCCGCGAGTACGTCGCCCAGCTCGCCGAGGCGATGGACGCCCGGGCGGACCGGCTCGGCGAGCACACCGCCGGCCAGCAGCCGGTCTGGGCTGTGCGGGCCCTCGGTCCCGTGCCCGAGGATCCGGTCGGCCGGCTGGACTGGGAAGGCCGCGCCTCGAAAGTCGCCGCCTACCGGGAGACCTTCGGCTACAGCCACCTGTTTGAGCCGATCGGGCCCGAGCCGGTCAACTCCCCTGAGGCCCGGGCCGCCTGGCATGAGGCCTTCGCCGCCCTCGGCCCGGTGGACGGTGTCGACCTGCGCGGCGTGCCGGACGGCCGCCTGCTCAACATGCGGGCCGCCTACGAGGCTGAGACCGCCTGGGCGCCGCGGTACGTCGGCGCCGAGCTCCGGCAGGTCCGCATCGGTGAGCATGAGGCCCGGCAGACGGCCAGCCTCGCCACCGCTCAGGCCCGGGCCGCGCGGGCCCGCGGCGAGGCCGAGGTCGCCGACCGGCACGAGGCACACGCCCGCTCAGCCCAGGTCACCGAGGGGATTTTCGGTGGCCTGATCGGCAAGCTCACCGAGACGATGGAAGCCCGGGCCGAGTGGGAGAAGACCACCGAGCAGGGGCGCCACCTGGCCGTGGCGGCGCACAGCGAATACATGCGTCGGCATCCGGACGCCGAGATGGAGCCGTTGCGGTCGGCTGAGCCGCCGCAGCCGGACGAGGCTGAGCGGGAGGCCCTGCAGCCGGAACCCGAGCGGACTGAGCAGGAGACGCCGCAGTGGGTCGCCGAACTCGCCGAGCGGAACCGGGCCGCGCTGGCAAAGATCGACGAACGCCGAGGCCTGCGGGTGCCCAGCGAAGACCACGAGTGGGAAGACGAGGGCCTGGCGTGGCCAGACGAGGTGCGGCGGGAACGCGATGCGGTGATCCAGCCGCCCAAGCCCGAGATCAAGCCCGCCGGGCCCGTCGCCCAGGCGGCCGCGGCCCAGGCAACAGCGCGGGAAGCTGGCGATTGACGATGGCCGCGCGCACACTCGGAACGAGGAACCAGTGAACGGGAAGGCGTTGATCATGGCCGAGCAGATCGCCCCGCCCGGGCGAGCCCGGATTCGGCGCTGCGGCGAATGCACTGGCCGCGGGCACTACGACAGCGGCACCGAGTGCTCTGGCTGCGAGGGGACCGGCTGGGAGCTCTGGCGGGCGTGCCCGCGCTGCGGGGACATCGGCTTCGACCGGGTCGGCGACGGTCGGTACGCCTGCCGGATTTCCTGCGGCTACCGGTGGAGCGAAAGCGATCCGGCCTGGCAGGCCCAGCGGCTGCCCGATGAGCTCCGGGCCGAGCTAGGCCCTGAGCTACCGGCGGCGGGCCCGGGAACCGCCACCGTGACCATGACCGGCGGCTACGAACCGCCACGGTGGCCAGGCCCCTAATCGGGTATCAGCGGGGCTGCGACTGCCTTGCGCCGTGCCCTCAGAACTTGGGTTTGATCGAATGCGGCTGCTGGGCCGCCCACGCCTGGAGCACGACCGTGGCTGCGGCCTGCAGGTCCTGCCCGGCGGCGTCTTCCCTCAGGCTCCGGGCCACGGCGGGCCGGGCCATCTCGCGGTAGAACTGCAGGTCCTCGAAGCCGTTCGCCGCGACGTCGTGGCTGGTCGCGGCGAACACGAGGCGGGGGAGACGGGCCCAGTAGCAGGCAGCGAGGCACATCGGGCACGGCTCGCTGCTGGTGTACATCACCCCGTCTTCCAGAAGGTGGCGGCCGAGACGTGCGGCCGCGTGCCGTAGGGCCATCACTTCGGCGTGCGCGGTCGGGTCGACGAGCTCCATAACGCTGCTGGTTCCCTCGCCGACAACCGAGCCGTCCACGACGACCAGGGCCCCGAAGGGCGTCTTGCCCTCGTCCTCTAGGGCGTGCCGCGAGATGCCAATGGCTTGCTGCAGGTAGGCCGCATCGTCGTGACTCAGGCCGCTCACTGGCTTGTCCTTTCCCGCCGCGCGCGCACTGCTGCCGGCGGGTTTTTCCATGGACTGAGCGGAGTGATGAAACGAAGCTCGGTCCGGTCGGCCGGATAGTGAGCATCAGATATCTCAACGGCGCGGTTGTCCTCGTCGATTGAGATCCGGCGGCAGAACAGCAGAGGGATGCCGTCAGGCATGGCCCACTGCTGGGCTTCAACGGTGGTCGGCATCCGGGCGGTGACCTGGTCGACCATGGTCATGATCTCAATACCGACCGTCGACAGCTGGTGCTGTGTGCCGCCCCACCACGGCTCATTGTTCTGGTCGAGAAGCGCCGGGTTGCTCTCTACCAGCGCTTTCGGGATGTAGGAGACGCTGGACGACAGCAGGATCTCAGTGCGCTTGTCGGTGGACTCATAGCGCCGCCGGAGAACCGGCTCACTTGGCTTGATGCCGAAGATCTCAGCTTGCTGGGTGTCTGCCGGGATCAGGTCATAAATCGAAGTGAAGTCCTGGTCGGCGAGTGCCATGTTGAGGTTGGTCTCAGCCTCGCCGACTGCAGCGCGTTCTTCCTCGTCTCCCAGAGCCTGATCTTTCTCGGCCTGGTGGCGCTCGGATGACCGGATCACCCGGCCCGCCGGGATGCGGACGATGGGCGCCTTGCCGCGCCCAGCGGTGATCAGGCCTTGCGCCTTCAGGAGGGTGATCGCGCCGCGGGCTGAGTTCATCGACGTCGACCACTGCTCACTTAGCTGAGCCAGCGTCGGCAGCGAATCGCCCGGTGCCAGGTCGCCACGCTCGATCTGCATGCGGATGTCATCGGCAATCCGCAGGTGGATCGGCGCGCGCACGGTGGTGGGTCTGGGATCCATGACCTCCATCTTCGCAGGTTTGTAGGCAAACTCTTGCATCCGTCGCCCTCGTCAGTCATAGTTGGTTTCACAGTTTGTGGACAAACCCACAAACCAGCAACCTGCCGAGACATTCCCACTAGTCGATCTTGAGGGAACCGCATGGACCGAACGAGCGAGCTGGCCTTCTGGGCCACCACAGCCGCCGACTATCTGCGACCTCTGTTCGCCGCAGCCATCCTGACCGGCGGCGGTGCCCAGAACGTCGCCGCCTGGATCGGCGGCGACAACTTCGCCACGGCGGAGGAAATTCTCCGGGCCCACGGCCTGAACACTCACGCCAACCGGCTCGCCGACTTCCGCACCGAGCCGCCGAAAGCCAAGACGTCGATCAAGACGACCATGCTCGCCACGGTGAGCCAGTGACCGCGCCCGCCGAGGCCGTGCGGGAACCCGTGCCGCCGCTAGACGTCCGGCTGGCCACACGCATCAGCGAAGCCGTGGACCGGCGGCTGCGGCTCGCCGCCCTCGTGCGCCGCATGCCGATCGGCCAGTTCCTTGACCTCGTTCTTGACCAGGCGCTCCCGCCTGTTGATCAGCTCGCCGACCAGATCCGTGGAGGTACCACCGATGAGCACTGACGCCTGGCAGGCCTTCGGCATCCCCGACGAGGCTTACGCCGAGTCTGCGGACGGCCGCGGGCAGAAGGTCCTGAACATCGCTTGGCGGCGTGGCCGCGCCAAGCGCCCGGACGTCGCCGAGGGCGACTCTGCTGGCCGGTGGCTGCGTTCCGCAACAGGGGCGCTCGGCCTGCTGGCCGCGGCCGCGGCCGCGGTGTCGTTCGCCGCTCAGTACGTCCTCGTCTACCTGGCCAAGCACGTCGTGTGGGCGGCCGTGCTCGAGGCCGGCATTCCCGATGTGGGCAGCGCCATCTTCGCCGCCCTCGGCATCGCCCTGGCCCTGAAGGGCAAACGGGCGTTGCGGGCCCGGGCGCTCAACCTGGTGTGTGTCGGCCTGTCGCTCGGGATGAACGCCCTGGCCGCCCGCTCAGGCTGGCAGGACATGGTCGTGTGGGTCATGCCGGCGGCGGTCTACGCGCTGGCCAGCGACACCCTGATCGGGACCATCCAGGCGTCCGTGATGGCGGCCCGCAACCAGGCTGACGACGGGCGGACCATCCTGGACGTCCTCGGCGGCCTGATCCTCTGGTCACTGCGGCTCACCCTCGCGCCGAGGTCAACGCTGACCGGGTTCCGGTCCTGGGTCATCGAAGCCGCCCCAGTCGCCCCGGGCCGTACCGCTGACCGGCCTGCTGACAACCAGCTGGTCTCCCCCAACGTGGCTGCGCTGCCTGCCGCTCCGGAGAAGCCGGGCAGCGTGGCCACCTCCACCCCCGTCCCGCGGCGCGCGGCCGCCAAGCGGGGCGAGTCCAAGACCGCCCGGTTCCTGGCCCTGGTCCAGGAGCGCTATGGCGACCTGGCCGGGATCGACCCGGACAAGGTCTCGCGGATCAGCGGCGGGCTCGCGCCCGAGGTCGGCCTTGACCCCGGCGCTGCCCGCTCGGCGCTCCGGCCGCGGGTCCTTGAGGCCAGGCGACTGCGCGAGAGCTTGGACCAGCAGGAGCAGGCCGCGCGGGCCCGGCGCCAGCAGGAGGCCTCGCGATGATGCACCTTCTGATCGCCGCCCTGATCGTCCTCGTCGTCCTGGCCCTCATCGGCCGCGCTCTGTGGTGGGCGTTCATTCCTCAGCGCTGCCTGCCCGGCAATCGGGTTCGCCACAACCGGATCCGGGTCCGGCTCCGGCTTCACCCGGGCCGCGGGCACGCCACCGTCTTTGAGCTCTGGCTGCGCTGGGGCCGGCTGGCCGCGTTCCGCCGGAGCGACAAGATCCGCCCCTCGCTGCCGTTCTGGGCCCGGGTCATAGTCACTGCGGCCGGGTACAGCATCATGCTCGGCCGGGCGCACTATCGGCACGGCATGCGGGTGCCGCTCGAAGAGCACGTCCTCGTGATGGCACCGCCCCGAACCGGCAAGACGGGCTGGCTGGCGCGGATCGTCATGCACTACCCGGGTCCCGTGCTGAGTACGACCACCAAGCCCGACGTGTACGGGCTGACCTCCGGCATCCGGGCTCGCGGAGGCCGCCCGGTGGAGGTATTCAACCCGGCGGCGATCGGTGCCGTGGCCAGCACCTTCCGGTGGTCGCCCATCGCGGGCTGCGAGGACAAGGCGGTGGCCATCCGCCGCGCGGACGGGTTCGCCAACGCCGTCAACGTCGGCAAGGACTCCGAACTCTTCAAGAACGCTGCCCGGACCTATCTCCGGGCGATGTTCCACGCGGCCGCCCTGGTCGATGGCGACATGATGCTGGTCGCCATGTGGGCGCTGCGCTCAAGCACCGGCGGCGCGATGCCGGCCGAGGAAATCCTCACCGAGCACGGCGCGGTCGACTGGTCGGTTGAGCTGTCCCAGCTGCGCAACGCGGCCGACAAGACTGCGGCGACGAACGAGATCGTGATGAGCCAGATGCTCGGGTTCCTCATGAATCCGGCGCTCGCCGCCGCCGTGCTGCCTGACCCGGGCGACACGCTGGACCTGACCGGCTTCCTGCGCAAGTCCGGCACGCTCTACATGATCGCCGACAACGCCGGGCAGGAAGACGCCCCGCTCGCACCGCTGTTCGCGGCGATGACCAGCGAACTGCACTACGTGGCCACGCAGATCGGCCAGGCCTCCAAGGGCGGCCGCCTCGATCCGCCGCTGCTCATGGCACTGGACGAGGTCACCCAGATTTGCCCGGTGCCGCTGCCGTTCTGGCTGGCCGACTCCGGCGGCAAGGGCGTTCAGATCATCCCCGTCGTACATGGCGAGGCGCAGCTGCGTGAGCGCTGGGGCAAGGACGGCGCCCAGATCGTGATGGACACCTGCGGAGCCAAGGCCTGGCTGCCCGGCATTACCGACCCGAACACGCTGAAGATGGCGTCTGAACTGTGCGACCAGGCGGCCTACCGGCTCAAGGGCCAGGAGCACGAGTCAATGCACAACGTGATGACGCCGGGCATGGTCCGGGCGCTGCCGGCCCGGCACGCCCTCGTCATCCGCGGCGGCCTGTCGCCGGTGATCGCCCGCCTGCCAATGGCCTGGAAAGACCGGCTCTACAAGAAGGCCCGGCGGCGCGGCTGGGCAACCCTCCCGGCGGCCGCCCGCGCGTCCTGGGACGCCTCCGTCCTGCTGGCCGATCACGTGCCGGGGGAACTGCCCGATCCGGTGCCTGCCGTGGACTCACCTGAGACCGTGGCGGCCCGGGCCGAGTCCGCTTACTCCTGGACTTCGGGGGTCCGGTGACGACCCCGGCACCGGACAGCGGCGTCACCGCCGCTCTCCTGCAGATGCAGAAGCTCGCCGAGCAGTTCGGTGCGCTGGATAACCGTGAAGGTGAGCACTACCGGGACGTCGGCCAGGCGCTCACTGGGCTCGGTACGTCCGTCGACGACCTGCGGTCCACCGTGACCGGCCACGGCGAGGTCCTGGAGTCGCTGGACGGCTTCGGCGAAAAGCTCGCCGAGCTCGCCACGGCGATTGAGTCCCTGCTGCCGCCCAACCCCGGGCCTGGCCACAACCCGGCGCCGTCCGTCGAGTGGTGGGCCGATGACCTCACACCTGAGGACCGGGCCGCCGCGCTCGCCCGGATTCGTGCATGGGTCGATCAGATCTACCGGCCTCACTACGGGTACTTGGCGGCCCCTCTCGCCGAGTGCTGGGACCAGCATCCGCTGTGCCTCGTGACCCTGGACTGGTTCAGCGAACTATGGGCGGTGCTGTACCTGCGGCCGAGCCGGACCGCTGGTGTGCTCAACTCCCAAGCCGAGTTCGCTACGCGGTTCCTGCCGGCCGTCGCAGCCCAGCTGAAGGCCGAGACAAGCAGCTGCGATCACGCGCGGGAACGGCAGCGGCAGCGCGCCTATGCAGGCTGGGGTGGCCGGTGAGCCGGAGCCGCGGCCGGGAGGAAGCCGCCCACCGCTACGCCGACGTCGGCTGGCCTGTGTTCCCCGTCCAGCCGGGCAACAAGCGGCCCGCCACCGAACACGGGTTCAAGGACGCCACCACCGACCACAAGGCAATCGAGCGGTGGTGGAAAAGCGAGCCGCGATCCAACCTGGCGATCGCCACCGGGCTGCCGGGCCCGGACGTGGTCGACGTTGACAAGCACCAAGGCAAGGGCGACGGGTTCGGCGCGTGGGGACGGCTCAAGCAAGCCGGGCTGACCGGAGTGCCCATGGCCGTGGTCCGCACCCCGAGCGGCGGGTTCCACGCCTATTACGCCGGAACCGAGCAAGCCAACGGCCACCTGCCCGGCGTCTATGTCGACTTCCGCAGCCAGGGCGGCTACGTCGTGGCCAGCCCGTCCCGGATCGCCGGGCGCGAGTACACGGTGGCCAGGACCTCACCGAGCTCGGACACGTTCGACTGGGGCCAGGCCCGCCAGCTACTCGCGCCGACACCGCAGCGGCAGGCCTACCGGGCACCAGAACGCGGAGACCGGCCGAAGGACCTCGGCCACCTGGCCGACTGGGTCGGCCAGCAGACCGAGGGCAACCGGAACGCGGGTTTGTTCTGGGCCAGCTGCCGGGCCGCTGAAGCAGGCGACACAGCCACCTTGGACAGCATCGCCAGCGCCGCCCGGGCCGCAGGACTAGACGACCGCGAGATCGACCGGACCATCGCATCCGCCCAGCGGACCGCCAGCGCCGGGACCACTACCCGCCCTTTTGAGCACAAGGCACCGCAGCAGACCGTAACCGCGGTGCCGCAGACCACTCCGCAACTGGACAAGGAGGCCGGACAATGACCGTCCACGCGGCGGAAGAACGCCCGCGTATCCTCGCCGAACTCGCCGAGCGGCCTGGGCAGACCGCCTACGAGGTCGCTGCCCACCTGGGCTACCGCAAGCCCGGCTCAATGACGATCGCCGACGTCATCTACCGCATGTGGCGCCGGGGCACCCTGATCCACGAGACCGAGTTCCGGCCTCACATCGGCAAGGAGGCCCGCATCTTCTACGTCGCACCACCGGGAACGTCACCGCAGCCAGAGACCGCGGAGCAGGCCGAGCGGCGCCGGGCCAGAGACCGGGAGGACAAGCGCCGGGAACGCGAGCGGGCCGCCGAGCGCACGGGACGGCCGCGGTCAGACCGCCGCATCACCGCCAAGGCCGAACTCGGGATGACCGTCCACGCGGCCGCGTGCCGGACCACCGCCCTGGATCTGTTCTTCGGCCAGGACGGCGAAACCGCCGCCGAGCACCGGCAGCGCGTCCCCCAGGCACAGGCCATCTGCTTCGCATGCCCGATCCGCCGCCGGTGCCTCGAAATCGCCGAGGCCAACGGTGAGCGGTGGGGCGTCTGGGGCGGCGTCGACTTCGAGCGCCGCCGCACCTCACAAGCGACCCGGCCGGACGCAGCAACGTCCAGCCGGGCCTAGATCCACATCCACTCAGCAGGCAGAAGGGATCACCGATGAAGCTAGCAAACGGCCAGGGAGCCGGGCAGGGCAGCGCTCAGACCCGCGAGGAGGCACACGCGGCCCTTGCGGACAGGTTCGCCGGAGGGGGCTGGACGCCCGCGGGGATACGCGCCGCCGAGCACGCGTTCTCGCCGGAGTCACCCGTCGCGGATGCGATGGAAGCCAGCAGCCGGCAGGCGGAGGCTGACAGCCCGGAAGCCGGCGGCTGATGGCCGCCGGAGCCGGCCCGGCCCGGATGCAGGAGACCGAGGCGTGGCAGGACCTCGCCCGCCACGACCAGGACGCGGCCCAGGCCACAGTCCGCCAGGAGCAGCTGGTTGAGGCGACCGCCCAGGCGATCGGCGAATTCGAGGACATCGCTACGGCGTACCGCGAGGCCGGGTTCCCGGAGCTCGCGGCCGACGCCGGCCAGCGGGCGGACATCGCCCGCGAAGACAACGACGCCGCGATGGCCGGAGTCGACTTCCGGGATCTGGACGCTCACTTCCACGGGGTGTCTCAGGCCACCCCGGAGCGGGCCGCCCAGTTCTGGCCGGATGGTTACCCGGAGACCGCGGCCGACGAGCTCGCGGCCGCCGTACGCGAGACGGGCCGGGAGGCGGGCCAATGACGTACCGCGACGACATAGGACCCGACCTTGCATGGGAAGCCGGGGAAGTGCCGGAACCCGAACGTGACCCTGAGATCGGGCCGCAAGAGCCCACGTGGACGGACACCGAGGACGCCCTCTTCGCCGTCCACTGGGCAAGCGTCAGCCACGGACCCGGGGCCCGGGAGACTACCAGGGCGGTGGCGAACTTCGAGGGTGTCCAGGCCGCTTATGAGGGCGCGCAGGCCCGAGGGTGGGCCCGGCAGGAAGCCGGGATGGAGGCCGGGCGATGACGCTCACCGACCGGGCGGCCGACCGGGCCGCGGGTATCGCCCAGGGCGCCGCCGACGCCGCCCGGGGCCGCCAGCACCAGTCACGGACATGGGTCAGCGACCCGGCGGCCGGCGAGCGCCAGGCCGAGGCGCAAGCCCGCTGGCACGCCGGGCAGCCCGCCCGTAACCAGTTCGAGCGCGACGTCTACCACTCGATAGAGATGGGGATCTCCGGCCACGACCGGCCGAAGGAAGCCCGCGCGGCCCGGGCGCATCCGCCCTACCGCGAGGCGAACCGGGAGGCCGGGCAATGAGCGCTGGGCATGAGGCTTCCGGGCGGCCGCCGGTGACTCAGGCGCAGCTCGCTGAGCAGGCCGACTACGAACAGGCCAGCCGTGAGCCGTTCGTCCGCGAGATCGAAGTGGAGGCCGGGCGGTGATCCGGAATCTCTATCGGCGCTTCGCCACCCGGTACCTGGCTGTCAGCGGCCCCGGGCCGCACCGGGGGCTGGCCGGGATCTATGCCCGCTGGCTGACGTGGCAGACCCGGTGGTGGCCAGTGCAGGACGTTTTGCGCCGGTCCTGGGGTCACGTCATCCTGGCCGCCACTGACGAGGACAGGTCCGCCGACGTCCAGGCCGGCCTCCACTGCGAGTGGTGGTTCTGCCACCGCGGGCCGGACTACGAGATCCGGTTCCAGATGCGCGCCCACGGGCGGGAAGTTCAGGAGGCCGGCCTGCTGTGCGGGCGTCACGCCCGGCGATACGCCAAGTGGCGCGGCTTCCAGATGGGAGACCAAACCCGATGAGCACCTTTTACGGGCCCGAGGTGGCCACCGCGGCGGACGCCAGCCGGGCCACCATGCGCAGTGCCGGCACACTCGCCGACCCGGCGGCCAGCCGGGACGACCGTCAGGCCGCCCTAGAGGCCGAGGCCGCCGCCTATGAGACCTACTGGCAGGCCCACGGACAGCCTGCCTACGCCGAGCACAGCGCCCGCGAGGGCCTAGTCCGCGAGCACGCCGAGCGCGGGCTCACTCAGATTGCCGCCGAGCACCAGGCCGAGGCCGCCAACGGCGGCGTTGAGGCGGGCGAATAGCCCCGCCGGTGGAAAACCGCACAACCGAGGCGGTGCGCAAAAGGCACGCCGCCGGAGCACTCAGATAGGAGATCGGGTCATGGACAGGTTCGAGTACGTGAGCAAGGTTCAGTTCGCTGCGGAGGAGCGCGAAGAGGCGGAAGCAGAGGCGGCTCGTCAGGCGTCTGGGTTGGACATGAGCGCGGGGCCGGCCGGTGGCGGCGCGGTGGGCAGAGGGATGGAGGTCGCCCTCCCCGGCGGTCTCGCCCAGGGCGCGGTTCAGGCACAGGCCGGCGGCCCTGAGGCTGGCGAATAACCCAGCCCCAGTCACTCAGGAACACGGAAAGGAACTGATCATGAACGAGGAACAGCGCGCAGCGGCCGGGGCCCGGGACGCCGCACGGATGGCTGAGCACGCCCAGGCGTGGAGTGCGGGGGGCAATTTCCAGGCCGTTTCGGCAGGAGAAGCGGCCCGGCTGGCGGCGGTGGCCGAGCGTCAGGCCGAGCACGGCGGCCGCGAAGCCGGCGAGTAGCACGATCAATGCCCTGGCCGCCGGAGTCACCGGCGGCCAGGGTCCTGCCGGGAAGGAGGCGGGTCAGTGAAGTTGTTCGGGCGAGGCCAGCAAGAACGCGAAGCCGAGCGCCAGGAACGAGAGCAGGAAGCCCAGCGGTGGCTTGATGAGCACAATGCCGAAAAGCAGGCGCGGGCCGAGGTCCGTGCTGCGCAGGCCGGCCAGCCGCAGACCGGAGGCATCACCCACACCGGCGCTGAGGACATCAGCATCATCGGCCAGGCCTTCGGGCACGGCGCCGCAGTCCGCAATGTGGCCGCGGGCGAGGCGGGCGGGCATGGTGGCCGCGGCCGCGGCGACGCGGGCGACCGCCAGCCCAGCGCCGATAATCACCAGGGCCCACTGATAGTGAACACCGGCGGCGGCCAGATCAACGTGCAGAAGAGCGCAGTCGGCCACAACGTCCACATGATCAACTACGGCGACCGGGAGACCACCGCCGAACAGGCGCCGCAGCAGGCCGGTCGCGGGTTAGAGGCAGGACAGTGACTCAGCAGCACGCAGATTGCGGCGTCATCGAGGACCTGCCCACCGGCTGGCGCGGCATCCTCCACGACCTCGGCCGAAGCTTCGGCGTCGTCCAGCCCAC